CCGCGGGATGAAGGCGGCGAGATCAATGCGGAACTCGCGGCGCAACTGATGGATTTGTGGCGGGACTGGGCGATCCGTCCCGAGGTCACGCATTGCCACGACTGGACCGAAGTTGAGCGATTGGTTTCCCGCGCGTGGTTGCGGGATGGCGAAGCCCTGGCACAGATGATTCCTGGCAGCATGCGCGCTTTAGATCATGGGACGATTGTCCCGTTTTCTTTGGAATTGTTGGAGGCCGATATGATTGCGGACCTCGATGACGAGTCCAAGGGTATCGCGCAGGGCGTTGAGCGAAACCAGTGGGGCCGACCGATTGCCTATCATTTATATCTGACGCATCCGGGCGACAATACTATCGGGAAAGGTTTGACGGTCAAGCGGGTGCGTTCCGACCGTATCCAGCACTTGAAGATGGTGGACCGATTCCGGCAGGCCCGTGGTGTATCCGTCTTTTCGTCAGTTCTTCAGCGACTCGAACACATCAAGGGCTATGAGGAATCGGAGATGGTTGCGGCCCGCGTTGCAGCAGCAATGACCGGGTTCATCAAACGCAACGATCTCGATTCCAGCTATACAGCGCCGGAAAGTGGCGAGGATGATCGGTCATTCAAGATGGTCCCGGGCATGGTCTACGATAAACTGCTGCCGGGTGAAGATGTTGGCACGATTCAGAGTAATCGGCCATCTATGCTGCTCGAACCATTCAGGGATGCCATGCTGCGGGCAGTGGGATCCGGCACAGGTGCCAACTATTCGTCGATCAGTAAGAACTACAATGGCACTTATTCAGCGCAGCGGCAGGAGTTGGTCGAGGGCTGGCCGAATTACCGCGCACTAACTCGTTTGTTCGTTTCTCAATTCACACGTCCGGTCTGGCGCCAATTCGTGGCGACGGCAGCAGCGACGGGTGCGGTACAGCTTGGCGGAATGGATTTGTGGCAGGCGTGGGATGCGGATTTCCGAGGTCCGCCGATGCCTTGGATTGATCCGTTGAAAGAAGCGAGCGCAAACGAGAAACAGATCCGCGCAGTGTTGAAGTCGGCGCCGCAAGTCATTCGTGATCTCGGCGGCAATCCGAAAGACGTGCTGGATCAAGAGGCATTGTGGCGTGAGATGCTGCGCGAACGTGGCGTTACATCAGCGGCAGACCCGGCGCAGGATGACACCGGGGATATGGCGGATGATGAAAATATTAGAGCAACCGGATAGGTGCATTAGATGGCGAAGAAAAAGGGCGGCGCGACAGGTGACTGGTACACCTTCAAGCCGAGAGCAGCGGGATCGCAGAAATCCGAGATCCTGATTTATGGGGATATCGGGGAGTCATTGTGGACCGATGAATCGGTGACGGCAAAGGCATTTCGCCATGAGCTGGGGGAAATCCCCGGTCTGGATAATCTCAGTGTGCGGATCAATTCGCATGGCGGGTCGGTTTCCGATGGTGTAGCGATTTATAACGCGCTGCGTGACCATCCGGGCAATGTCACTGTAACTATCGACGCCGCGGCACACTCAATCGCGTCATTGATTGCGATGTCGGGTGACACGGTGCAGATGCACGACACGGCATTGATGATGATTCACCCGCCATGGGGTCTGGTATCAGGCAATGCGGAAGAGATCCGCAAAGCGGCGGATGTGTTGGACAAGCATGCCGAGGCGATGGCTGGAGCCTATTCGCGCAAGAGTGGGAAGAGCATTGAGGATGTACTGTCACTTTTGACAGGCGAGGACGATTATTGGTTTACCGCGGCAGAAGCGCGGGCAGAGGGTTTTGTTGATGAAGTAATCGAGGGTGCCGAACCAATGCAGATCGCTGCATCAGCTAGGTTTCCCATACCGGCGGCAGTCGTCGCCAAACTAAGCGGCGCTGAAGAGGGCCAGACAATGACTGATGAAAAAATGGCGACCGACACCGGCGCCAAGAAACAGGGCGGTGATGTTGTGAGTGCAGAGATCGAACAAGCAAAGGCCGAGGCTGTGTCTTTCGCTAAGGCGCAGGAGCATAAACGTCGCGGCGAGATTCGCGCAGCGTTCCAAGGTTTTGTCGGACGTCCGGAGATCCGCGACTTGATGGACATCTGTTTGGATGATGATGCGGTATCTATTGATGCCGCTCGCGTCAAACTGCTGGCCAAGCTGGGCGAAGGTGTCGAGCCGCTGGGTGGTGACCCACGTATCGAAATGGTTGCGGATGTTCGAGACAAGTACAAGGAAGGCGCTAGGGATGCGCTGACTCTGCGGGCTGGTCTGAAGCAGGACAAGCCGGTGGACCGCAAGGGAAACGAATTCACTTCTATGACTCTGCTGGAGATGGCGCGGGTGGATCTCCGCAACCAGGGTGTAGACGTGGGCGGAATGAGTCGGGCGCAGGTGGTCGGTGAGGTATTCGCCGCACACAGTACGAGCGATTTCCCGTATCTGCTCGCCAATACCGCCAACAAGGCGTTGCAGGCAGCTTATAGCGAATTCGCTGCATCCTGGCGGGCCTGGTGTCAGATCGGGTCGGTGCCGGACTTCAAGACGAATGATCGTATCCGTTTGGGTTCGTTCAACTCGCTATCGACCATCGCCGAGGGTGGTGAATACAGCTACGGCACAATCGGGGAAGAGCGCGAGCAGTTGACCGCAGCCACTAAGGGCAAGGCGATCCGTTTCACCCGTCAGGCGCTTATCAATGATGACCTGGGCGGGTTTACTCGTAGGGCAACAATGCTTGGCAATGCTGCCGCTCGCACGGTAACCAGCGATGTTTATTCGGTTATCAATACCAATGCCGCTATGTCGGACGGTACTGCGCTGTTTCATGCCGATCATAGCAACCTGGCCGGGACTGGCGCCGCTCCAACGGTGGCGACTGTAGGCGCTGGTCGTTCTGCCATGCGGTTGCAGACCGATACGAATAGCAACTACATCGATCTTGCACCATCGTATCTGTTAGCACCGGTAGCCCTGGAAGACACGGTGCGAACCCTAATGGCCGCGGAATTCGATCCGACTATCGCGACTCGCACCGGCAGGCCGAACGCTGTTCGCGGCATGGCCGAGGTGGTGGTGGATCCGCGTTTGGATGCGACTTCGACGACTGCATGGTATCTTGTCACGGCTCCCGGTGAGGCGCCGCTGATCGAGGTGGCTTTCCTTGATGGGCAACAGTCACCGTATACCGATGCACAGGAGTCCTGGTCATCGGATGCAATGGAATGGAAAGTCAGGCTGGACTACGGCGTGAAATCCATTGACTGGCGCGGCGGTTACAAGAACGCTGGCGCATAACCGGCAACAACGAGCATTAGCGGTGCCTGCGGGCACCGTTCTTTTATAAGAGGAACTGAAGATGGCGACGAATTATCAAGGCCCAGGCGACACTCTCAACTGGACAAATGGCACCGGGTCGGCTGTATCTAGCGGCGATACGGTTGCGGTGGCGAACCTGCTCGGCATTGCCGTGGTGGATATTGCAAACGGCGCAACGGGCGAAGTACAGGTCGGCGGAACTGCGACGGTGGTGAAAGTCTCGACGGCTGTGATTGCACAGGGCGAGATGGTCATGTGGGATACTTCTGAGGGCAATTTCGACGACAATGCTGCTTCGCCTGCAACGGGTGACATCACAAACGCCGCAATCGCAATGGAAGCGGCCGGCAATGGTACGACCAGCGTGCGGGTTAAACTGAACGTCAGCCCTGGCACTGTCGCGTAGTAAGTCATGACTGTGGACTACGAGAACATGCTGGTCGGGCCGCTGTTCTCTGTGATGGCGCGGGACGTGGTGTACACACCGATTGATTGCGCGTCACAAGTAGTCAAGGCGATCACTCAGACCGGGGAAACGGAAGTCCCTGAAATATTCAGGAGGTATGAGGGATCTGTGAGGACGGTGCCTGGGTTGTCGGCGTATCTCAAGCTATCCGAAGTTCCCGAGGTCAAGCGTGGTGACCAGATCGAGATTGATTCGGTTGTGTACGATGTCGATGCAGAGCTTGAGAACAACGGGTACACCGTCCGCGTTTCCCTAACAGTGCGATTTTGATGCCGGCGTGAGTTTTATTCAAGTCAGTGAGCGCGGCATCAAGATTGTACAGCGCGATCTGAAACGGATGCAGGAGAAGTTTAAAAAGGCAATCCGAAAAGCAGCATACACGGCTGCAAGGGATGGCATCCCAGTTATAAAGCGCGAAGTTCAAAAAGAACTGGCAATCAAAAAGGGCGGATTGAGTGGGATAAGGCATAAGAAATCAGGACCGCTTGGCCGTGAGATTTATACGCCTAGTCGCGGCGCACTTTTAACCAAATATCAATATGGCGCACCGAAAGGCGAACTGATTGGAGGAAGGCGCGCAGGCCATAGACGTAGGCGAGAGTCGCTTGGTGTAATTGTTCAGGTGAAGAAGTCCGGATGGTATCGGCATCTGCCGAGGGCTTTTATAACGAATATCCAGGCAGGCGAAAAGCGAATCAAAGTTATTGCGATGCGATACCCTAATGATTCGCGGCGTTTCCGCGTTTTGTATGGCCCATCGCTTAGTCAGGCAATGGAAACACTTCGACCGAAGATTGAACCAAAGATCGCGGACAAGTTCGAGCGTGAATTAACACGCCAGATCAAACTGATTACCAAAGGTTGAATAGTGGCACTTAGTAAGAAACGTCGAATCGTTGATGCCGTAGTAGCGCGGTTGCAGACGATCACGGTGGCGAATGGGTACAACACGGGCGCCGGTGCGCGGGTCTACCGCGGACGAGTCGAGTTTACTGCATCCGACCCATTGCCGGTATTGACGGTGTTGCAGGACAATGTTTTTGTTGAATCAGACCGTGGCGAGCGGATGCTGTTGGCGTTGCCGCTTGGCGTGCAGGGCATTGTTACGGTAGACAGGGATAATCCATCAGATGCCGTGGATGACCTGGAGGCGGATATTCTGACAGCATTATTCTCTGTAGGAGATGACACGCTCAGTGATCTGGTATCTGAAATCAAACAAGCTGGGCGGATTTATTCGGACATTGAAGCCGGGACAACGGTAGCTGGGCTGTCTGTAAATACAGACATTAAATTTATTGAGCGGGTCGGCGATCCGTATACCTAAGAGGGCGATCAAGTGGCAGACAAGACATACATTGGCAAAGGCAAAGTCTATGCTAAAGTTAAGGGCGCATCGGCTGAATTGAAGGAGTTGGGGAATTGTTCGTCCCTGACAATATCGATTCAGGAAGAGGTCCGGGAGATCCAGAATTATCAGGTCGCATCCGGTGGCACGCTGAATGAGGTCAGACAGATTACCGGCGCCGAGATTCAAATGTCCTTGCATGAGATTTTGACGGACAATCTGGATATCATCCTGCGCGGATCGTCGAGTGCTGATACGGGCGCCGCGATCACGACCGAGGCAGTCACCGGGTATGCTGATTCGCTGTCGCGCCTGGTGCATAGTGGCACGCTGACATCTGTTACCGTCACCGGCTCCGGTGGCACGCCGACTTATGTGGCGGATACAGATTACGAGGTCCGAAACGGCGGCATTTACGTATTATCCACCGGCTCGATCTCAAACGGCACCGCGCTGGAAGTGGACTATACCTATGCAACGACTGACGTTATCGAAGCCATGTTTACGTCTGCACAAGAGTATGTCCTGTTTTTTGATGGGCTAAACGAAGCGCAGTCGGGCAAACCATTCCAGGTTGATGTTCACAGGTGTCGGTTTGGTGTAGGCGAGAACTTTGGACTGATTCAGGACGACTTCGCAGAGTTCAGCGTAACCGGCAAGGCATTGGCAGACACCGACAAAGGGTCCAGCGTAAGTCAGTACTTCAAGATTACCTCTGTCGCATGACGGATACAGTGGAAGACCTGGAAGCATTGATGCCGGATACCGTTCCGGTGGTGGTGGACGATATCCGCGTTGATATCACTGCAATGACATTCGGCCAGGTCGTCAAGGTCACGAAAATATTGCGGGAACCCTTGGCGGAACTGGAATCCAGCGACGACAAGGGCCAGGATCTTCTGCTCGGATTGCTGACGAAGTACCCGGACGAGCTGGCTGATGTAATCACTATTGCCGCGAAGATCGAGCGCGACGTACTGGACGATCTGATGCCGGATCACATCATGCGGCTGGTAATGGCGATCTATCAGGCGAATATGGGTTTTTTCGCGGAAAGTCTCGGGCCGGTGCTGACCGAGATGGTGGGACGGATCAACAAGGCACCGGATACGGCTGGGGCGACATCCTAGCGTTTCTCGTTCAACACGGGCACCGTGAAGCGGATATTTACGGTTACACGCTCGCAAAAATCAATCTGTATATATCAGCGCACGCTCGCGCAGACGCCGGAGAAAGGCGCGAGGCGTTGATGATAGCCAGAGCTTCACAATCAGACGAAAAGGGGTTCAAACGCGTCCTAAGAGCGTTAGAGATAGACTGACATGCCTATTCGCCGCGACATCAAGATTACTATCAATGGTAAGGATGAGACTGGCGCTGCTATCAAGTCAGCGAATAAGAATCTCGAATCCCTTGCCAAGAATTTAAAGACGCTCAAGAAACTTGCCATTACGATTGGCTCGATTAAGTATGTCGTCGCGCCTATCGTGTCCGGCATGTCCCGCCTTGTTTCCTCTTCACTTGATACCGCCGATGCCATTGGCAAGATCGCCGATAGAACTGGTTTCGCGGTCGAAGCCTTTCAGGAATTAGCATTCGGTGCTGACCATTTCGACATTTCGCAACGCCAACTCGCTGATGGTCTGACACGTTTCCAGCGCCGTCTCGGGATTTTCGTAAAGTACACAGAAGGGCCCGCCGCCAAGGCAATCAAGTCTCTTGGCATTGAAATGCGTGACGCCGCCGACAAGGTTCGTGACAACGAATCGGTTTTCTACGATGTGGTGGATGCCATCGAGTCGGCAGGTAGTGCAATGGAGCAGTCGGCAATCGCTTCGCAGTTTTTTGGCGAGGATGTGGGTCCGCGGATGGTGGCGTTTCTCAGGCAAGGTCGACGAGCGTTAGAGGCTTTTGCCAAAGAAGCGCGCGAGGTTGGACTGGTACTGTCAGATGAGACGGTACGTGGAGCCGAAGAAGCAAACGACCAACTTACTAAGCTAAAAAAGATTATCTCTATCCAGTTGACTCGGGCCATTGCAGATTTGGCGCCCGAAATCACTCAGTTGGTTGAGTCAATAACGAGTAACCCGGAAGGCATAAAAGAATTCGGGAGGGATCTCGCGGGCATTGCCAAGACGATGGCGGGCTTGTTACGCAGTGCGCGAGAGTGGAATGTTTTAGGGTTATTCGACGACCCATCAATAGAGAATCGACTTAAAGAAGAGCAGACC